TAATGCCGGCGACCGGAATCGAACCGGTACTGTGTTGCCACAACAGGATTTTAAGTCCTGCGCGTCTGCCAGTTCCGCCACGCCGGCTAGAATATGCTTAAAACCTACGTTTTTCTCAACTGCGCTAGATTTTAATTATATTACTACGCGAGATTTGTAGAAGTACGCATCTCGCGCAGTAATAATAATATACCATCCGCCGCAGAATTGCAAGTCTTTTTTATTCCTCTGTTGTTTCTTCTAATTTGTTATAAAGTTTATAGTTTACTGTAACTTCATATCCGCCACTACCCTGATAAGCTACATAAAACTGTAAATCATTAAGTAATGATACATCATAACGCTTTCCAGTAGTTACGTCTTCTGGTGCTGGGTCATCTTTTAGATTTGTTAACCAGATACTTATATGAAATGCTGGAAGAGTATCTTCATAAATACCCCTTACAAGTTTACCAAATTCAATGTATTTAAACTTACTAACGTCTATAGAGTATATGTCGTGAGGTATGCTACTGTCATTATAACTTGTTTTTGCAAGCATTATTCCTTCGTGTTCTATTCCAAGAGTTCTACACATATCAGAATATTTTACAGTCATATTTTTAATTTGATTTGTAGTTGTGTTATTAATGGCATCAATCTGACTTAAAGCTGTACTATTAATGGCATCAATCTGACCTGTAGCTGTGTCATTAATATTCTTAATCTGTGTATATGTTTTACCCTCAATCGTTCCTATCTGATTTGTAGCTGCGGTATTTATATTCTCCAACTGTTGATTTGTTATATTTGTGATGTTACTAATCTGACTTGATGCTACTGTATTAATACCTTCTCTCTGCGATTCTCCTGCGGCTGCCGCAGAACTGTTTATAGCCTCAATCTGTGATACTGCTGTGTTATTAATATCTGTAAGTTTAGCACTTGTCAAAGTATCAATATCTCTCATTTTTCCGTCTGCTGTATCAACAACTTCTGCTATTTTATTTTCAATAGAAGTAAGTCCTTTTTCTACTGTAATCTCATAATCTTTAATCTTATTAGCAATTTCTTCTAAAGCTGTGCTTTCATTCTTGCTTTCTGTTCCGTTAGGGTCTGAAATATCTTCTTCAACTTGTAAATAAAAATTAAAAGTAGATAATACTTCATCCTCTGTGTAGATTTCAATTTTAGCTTTTGAAAGTCCAACAACCGCAAGCATTTGATTTGTAAGTTTAACCTTCACTATCTGGTCTGTGATTATATCGCAGTTATTCCAGACTACTTTTCCGTCTGGTTTAATTACCCAGATACGCGCAGCCGCTTCCGCTGGTATCTTATAATCTACAATATTCACATTTACATTTCTTCCGCTGTCGTTCTGTACTACCACTAATTTCTGTGGTAGTACATTAGACAATACAGAAGTTTCTAAATATTCTGTAATCATCCTTTAATCTCCTTATTGTTTTCTACTTTGTTTTCAAGGTTTTCTAATCTGTTATCAATAGTAATTAAAGTAGTGTTAAAATCTTGTAATGTATCATTAAACTTGTCTATCTGCTTTAACATTCTATCTTCACGCGTCTGCACCACTTCCGCTTGTGTATTCCATATTTTATATACAAAATATCCTAGCGCAATCACGCACGCAATAGGAAAACCTAAACTTTGAACTATTGTTAAAAAAGCTTCCATCCTCTTATCCTCTCTTTGTTATTACATCATTACCAAAAATATAATTAAATGATTCTGTGCCATTCTCAACTGTTATCTGTTTTTCTGTTACTGTTGTTGTAATATTTAAGTTATACTCTCTATCATCAATAGAAACTGCATAGCCTACTTCTAATTCCTCTGTTGTGTTAGGGTCAATAGTTACATCATAAGCTTCAACTTTTTTTATGATGGTGGCAGCACCGCTGTTGTTTACTCTGGCGTTATAAGCCGCTTCTGTTTCATCACTCTGTCTTTCTATTACTCCATCTACAAAAGTTTCAAATCTATTTAACCCATCAAAGTTAGGGGATTGAAGTGTATTTATTATATGCGATTCTTTTATATTGTCTAAGGAATCCATAAAAGCTACATTCTTTTGGGTTGCTACTGACTTTGTATAATCTCTTGTTAAAATATTGTCTGTATTACTTCCAATTTTTACTGTTTTATAAGTCTTGAATGTATTGAATATTAAAATTTTATTTTCAGCATCTAAAGTTATATTGAAACCAAAATTATACTCATTTGCTAATTCCTTGATATTATCCAATAAAGTGCCATATTGCACGCCATAGGCGGTAAGAGTATCATTAATATTAGTTACTCCGCCTATTGTTAAATGCGGAATTACTCTTTTACCATCCCATTCTGAACTATTAATGCAATTATAAGTCACTAAAGCTGTTACTATTGCGCTAATACTTTTATTGAAATAAGGTAAGTCTACGTTTACTCTCATAGACAAAAGGAAATTAAGTGAAGCGCCGCTTACTATCATTTCTGTTGTTCCATTTTCGGCTGTTGTTTTCTGTATTCCAGTTATTACTCCATCAAAGTTTTTATATTTAATGAAGTTCATTATAATTAAGCTATTGTCATACTTCTTGTCAAAAGCAAGTTTAATAGTAAAGCTTCCAACGTCAGCAAATTTTTCTGTACATTGAAAGCTTTTATAATCTTCTATTAATGCTATAGTATTTAAGTTTTGGTCATAAACCTTTATTACTTCATTATTCATATTTACACCTCGCTATACGCTGGGCTGTAATCTATAACAGCACCTAGTCCATTTCCATTAGTTTGTGCGCCTATAGTAATCGTGTTCTTGCCAGGCTGCAAATAAAATAAAACTGAATCGTCTGAAAGTAGCGGCAGCGCGTTATCTATAACTACATTTCCCAGTGATGTGTTTATTACTTTTGCGTGTTTGTTTCCGTAAGTTGTATCAATAAAAAAGTTTTCATACCACCACATACCAAAAGTGTGTGTAGCTTGTATTCTTTCGCCAGTTGTCTGATTAATAATGTATGGATTCTTTGGTTGTAAACTCTTGTCATACCATTTAAAGTTTATTTTTACACCAATAGGCACATCCCCATCATTATTAATAATTACTGTCTGCGCGCTTGGTGTAATTTCTTTTTCCATTCCTGTGTTTTTCTGAAAGAATGGATAAGGTGCTACCGCTTCAATCATAAACTTACATAAAAATTTATTGTTTTCTGTGTAGCTTTTGGCAAAAGAAATAGAAGAAGTTGCCACCAACTCCATGAAGTAATTACCATTGTCCACTCTAAAAGGTGTTGTAAGACTAACTACCCTTCTAAGTGCGTTCTTTTTAGTATTCATAATGGCTTCATCATTTGCTAATACATAGCCAACTAATGATACTGTTCTATTGCCAAAAGTTCTAGTATTAACGCTTTGTCCTATTTGTTTATAACCTTGTGAAGTGGCTAATGTTATATTAACAGTTCCAAAGTCTTTTTCTGAAAGAGTATAGTTTTTATTATCGAACTCTATAGATTCATTCCTGCTAAAATTTATTAATTTAATCATATTTTTCTCCTTTAAAATCCTAACACAAGTTTTCTTTGTGTCTGTCTAAATAGTCTTGCGCTTTCTGCTTCATTTAACGCTTTTGGACTGTAGTTATTAACTGTTATATTTGCGGCGGGCGCGCTTTGCTGCTGCTGTGTAGTTTGATTCTTGTATTCTCTAGCCTGCGCCGCAGTCAATACCATTTCGCCTTTATGAAGTTCTGCAATGTAACCATCATAAGGAATATAGTCCGCGCCAGTTCTGTGGCTACCATCAATCTTTTTCTTTCCTTTTTTCCAGAATAATAATTTATCTTTAAGCCAGTCTACTTTTTCCGATACCCAAGACTTTATATTATTCCAAACGCCTTTAATACCTTCCCATACATTAGTAAACAATTCTTTACCCGCGGTCTTTAAATTGCCAAACTTATCTTTGATAGGCTGTATAATTTTCTCTTTTACAAAATTTACAATTCCATCTTTTATAGTTCCAAAAACACTCTTGATTCCATCCCAGAGTTTACCAAGTAGTTGTTTACCAACAGAAAAGAAGTTTGACATCACAGTTTTAATAAGTTTAATAATATCTTTTAGCAATGTACCCATATCTTTTTTCAGTGCTTTTGTATCGCCAGTAAATAAATCCTTAAATACCTTGAATACGTCTTGTACTACCTTAAAGGCTGCTTTTACAGTTCTAACTATATTCTTAACTATTGTATTAAGCATTGTGCCATTAGTTCTTGCCTGCTTTACAATCGCTTTAATAATAGCAATAGCATCATTAAGAATAGGTTTTAAATCTTTTTTCCATAGCTGCATAATTGTAGTTACAAATTCTTGTATTTTATCTTTATTTCTGTTTACTTCATTGACTAATTTTTTTAAAATATCTGCAACTAATATTTTTACTGTTGTTACAATAGGTTCAAGAGTAGCACCAAGAGAAGCCATTACTTCTTCCATTTTTTGGTTTGCTTCATTTGCTGCAATTACATCTTTTGCATTAGTTTTATACTGGTCACTTGCTTTCTGATAAGTCTTTGTCAATGTTTCTGTAATAAGTTGTTGTCTTTTTTGTTCACTTCCGCATTTTTCAAGTTTTGCATTAAAATCATCTTCTGAAATACCCGCCCAGTTTAACGCATCTGCTAAAGGTCCAGTTACTTGCCCAACTTTTGCGGTTTCGTTTGCGGCTTCTGTCAATCCCTCAATAGGTAAGCTATCGCCAAAAGTAGCATATACACCGCGGCATATATCAGTCCATTTTGAAAGGTCTTTTGAATTATTGCAAAGTTTTGCTAAGTGGTTAGCTGCTTCTGTTGCTTGTCCGCTATCTCCTAAAATTCCATTTAAGTCTTTATAAGTTTTTCTTGCATCTTTTGCGGAAAAGTTTGCATTTTGAAAAGCTGTCTTTAATTTTGCTTGTTCTGTTCTATACTCTCTTGTGGATTCTACTACTCCAACTGCGGCTGCGCCTAAAGCTACAAACCCAGTCGCGGCGGCTTTTGCACCTGCCACAATCTTATCTTTCATTTCCGAAGCTGTATTTTTTATAGAACTTTTAACATTTCCTAACTCTTCTTTAGCTTCTCCGCTATCTACTTTAATTCCAAGTTTTAATGCACCTAAATCTATCATTTTTGCACCTTCCTTTTTCCCATCTAAAAATTAGTTATACCTATCTCTTAATCTCTGTCGGTCTGGTTTAGTCTGTTGTAATATCCAGCAGTTTTCTAAGTATTCTCTTCCTTCTTTTGTCTGCTTCATCATATAAATATAAGCATCTCTGAAATAAAGCTTATATATACAACAGTCCAATTCCATAATTTCATTAAAATTAAGTCTTGTGTAATCGCTAATTAATTTTAAGGTGTCTGTTACTGTTTCATAATGTGCGGCGGCTGCCGCGTCATTTTCTGAAAGTGGCATAGATGGGATTGTTATTTTCCCAGTTCTCCTTCCACATATAAGAAGTAATCTTGTAATACAGCCATTGCCATTTTAATGTCTAACATTTTTTCTATATCTTCTCTTGTAAATACTTTACCGTTGATATTACAGTTAAAAATGTCTGTTAAAATATCATATAGTCTGTCAATAACTTTTAAGCCGCTTTCTGCGCTGTCTTCCATCTTCTGTATATACTCATAAAGTGCTAGAATCTCATTTAAGAATTTTTGAGAAGGTTTTTTAATCTCTAAAACTTCTCCACTTTCTAGCTTTATCTGGTAATTACTTCTTTCTATTGTGCTTAAATCAATCATTTTTCTTTCTCCTTTTTCTTTCTAAAAAATAAAGGCGGAATTGCTTCCGCCTATTGATTAGTTATCGCTTTCTCTATATTCGATTAATGTTCCTTCATTATCCATAGGTAAAGCCTTAAATTCTGCATTGATAACTGTTTCTTTATCTTTAGCAAAAGCAATCTCAAAGCCTGCTTCATTAGTTCCGCGGATTGTGATTCTAATTACTCCGTCTGAATCCTTATGTACAAATCTAATAACATAAGATTCTCCGTTGTAGTTATCAATTCCGCCAATTTTTACAGTTTTAACTGTCTGTCCGCTTTCGCCTTTCTCGTCTGTTCTGGCTGTTGCGCAAAGCTTCTTTAAAGTTTCGCCATTCCAAGTCATAATACCGCTTGTAAGTGTAGCTTCTTCTTCTGTTACAATCTTCTTAACTACTAAGCCTAAATCATCTTTAGCTTCATAGAAAGTAGGCTTGTAAGATAAACTTGCGCCACCCTGAATATATCCGATAATATTTTCTTTTACTTCTAATTCTGCATCTGTTGGAATCTTGTCTGTAAATGTAGTTACATAAAGTTTTCCACTTCCTAAAACTATTCTATCTGACATTTTCTATTCTCCTTTTGTTATATCAAAATACATTAGTCTATGTATTGTATTAGTCTGATTATCTTTAAGGCATCCGCCGCCATTCAAATCAATAGCGGAAATACCTTCAATCTTATTGCTATCCCCAAAATTGCAAAGTCCTTTTATTATTGCATTTGCTGTTTCTGTTGCATCCGCAAAAGTAAAGGATATTACACGCAATTCTAATCTGTACTTAAAAGCGGCGGTTGGGTAGTAATTATATATAATTGCTTTCTCCGCTTTGTCTGTCTGTAATGGGATAGGCTTTATTCTTGTTATGTTTTCTATTGCTTTTAGTACTTTTTTCATTAGATTATCCCTTCAAAACATTGTTGTATTTTTTCTTTGTTGTTATCCAGCGCGGGTTGCAAGTAAGGTTGTGGATGCTGTCCCATTGTAAAGACTAACTCGCCGCTTTTCTCGTCTTCATACAGCCATCCGCCTTTTCTTCCAGTTCCTTCTGCTGAATAGATACCAGTTCCGATTTCAACATAAGGCGCATATTCTACATTTGTTCCTATTGTTCCTTCAATAGTTCCATTGTCTGTGCTAACATCGTGTGTTATGCTTTGCCTTAGTTGTCCATCATCAACTGGACAGTTTTTCTTGGCATCAGCTTCAACAATTAAACAAGCCTTTTCCATTGCGGTTTTAAGTGCGTCTGGTATCTTGTCTTTGATTGCTTTATCTAGGTTATCAAGTACAATCTTATAATCTTCCATTGTTGTTTATCTCTTTCATATGCACAATAGAATAAAGTCTGTTAAGTTCCACATACTCAACCTCAAAGCCGCTTATTCTATCTCCTTTTTGTACTTGCTTATCTCTTGTTACACCTATGTACTCCACGCAATCTGTCAAAGTGTCATTGCCGCTATATTGATTTCTATTGTTTGGCGCAATAGCCATAGTAATTACTCTGTAAGGCTTATACTCAATTACTTTTTCGTTGTAGTCATTCTCTGTAATAACTTGTCTTTCTAATTGATATTTCTTCATCTGTTGCTGAAACATTATAAAACCCTCACTTTTTTAAGTTTTTTAATCTGTTTCATTAAGCCTTCTGAATACTCTGCGTTTACTACTTCTATTCCTGCGCCAAAAGATAAAGAAGCTATACCTTCACTTCCATATCTGTTGTAGTCCTCAATAGCCATCTTACATATAATATTTGGATAATCTGCGGCGGCGCGGTGTGTGTAGTCATTGAACCAGCTTTGCGCGTCTTCAATGATAATGTTTAAAAGGGCATCACTTTCATTGTCCATAATCCCTAAATATGTTTTAATTCTTTGTAACATTCTTTATCTCCCTTCTTTAAAAAAAGAAGGGATAATTATATATCCCTTCTAAACTATTAAGCTGTTTTCTGTGTGAGTTTTACAATCTTCTTTGCATTTGTTAAAGCTACTACCATAACTTTTCTTGCATATACTGTATTTGTTCTTGTGTTTTTATCTCTGTCTTGTTCGATTTCTGAACCCTTCTTAACAAAAGCTGTAACTGCTTCATTAGTAGCTAAGTATGCTTTATTTGCTGGACAAGCTTTTGAAACTACTACTGGAACGCCGCAAACTGTGCCAATGTAACCAGTTCTAGCAAATCCTTCTGAATATTTAAGTTCTTCTCCAAGATTCTTTCTTAAAGCTGCTTTCTGTGAAGGACTGATAATTAAGAATAAACCAGATTCATCTTCACTTGGTAACTTAGCAATAGCATCAACAACATTGTCGAATGTGATACCATTCTTGTCAAAGTCTGCTGTTAAAGTAGCCTTGTCAAATTCTGCGAAAGCTTTCTTTGTTAAGTCATTTGTCATAGTATCGGCGATACCTTTAAGACCTACTTCAACTACCATAGGGTCTTGCATTTCCTGTTCATCTGTGTATGTAAGTCTACCCTGAGTAGTAACTACGTCATATTCTTTAGAAGTAAATGATACTCCAATGTCCTTTGTATTTCCTACACCTTCTGCTACGTCTTCTACTTCTCCGCTTGCTACATATGTATGAACTGTTTTCTTCATTCCTGCTTCTTGTGTTAAGCTGTTGTCAATAGTCATATATGAATTAACATCAATAGAAGTAGTTAAAATATCTTCAATTTTATTTTCTAATACTTGATTTTCGTATAATGTATGTGCCATTTCTTTACACTCCTTTTAAAAATTTTTTGTAAATAAAAAAAGCCTTGCGCTACTGCGCTAAGACTTTGTATAATTCTGGGTCTTTTCTAAAGATAGCCTGCTGTTCAGTCAATGATAATTTGCGGAAGTCCTCTTTACTCATTCCTTCTGCGCTGCCGCCATTCTTAAAAGGTGTAGCGCCTGCTAATCTTTTCTTTATCTCTTGTTCAACAGAAGCATTGAACTCTTTTTCCAATATATCAATTCTGCTTTTCATAGTTTCTGCATCTTCTGCTAATACCAAGTCAACCAGATTAATACTTATTCCTTTATCTGCTAGTATCTTTGAAGCTTCATTCTTATTTTCTAGCATTGTGACTTGTTTCTCACGTTCTGCCAAAGCTGCTTCTCTCTTTTTCAATTCCTCTGTATATCTTTCTTCCGCTGTCATAGAAGCAAGTCTTTCCGCCTCTTTTTTCTCGTTCTCAAATTTTCCTCTTGCGGTTTTAAGTGCTTCTGTAACTCTCTTGTCTGCGATGCTTTGTAGTTCCGCTTCTGTGTATGTTTTAGCGGCTGCCGCATCTTTTACTTCTTCTGTTGTTTCAACAGTTGTGCTTTCTTCTGTCATTTTTTCTCTCCTTATCTAGTTGTACATATTTACCCCTTTATATAAAGTTGCATTTTGTACCCCTCACTATCTTTATAAGAAAAAAAGGACAAGACCTTTAATTAGTCTTGTCCTAAAATTTTTTAAATGTTTTATTTATATTTTTCTTTTAACTTTTTTATTTTTTCTTTATATTTTTTTTGTATCTTTGCTAACTGTAATGTGGCTTCTCCATCCAACTGTCCTTCTCTTCTTGGGTATTCAGTTGCAAGAACTATTTTTACTTCTTCCAGCCATTCTTTTTTTAGTTCTTGAAATTCCCTTTCAAGTTCTGGATTTATTATATTTTTTTCTTTCATATTTTACATATCCTTCCTTGTTTAATAATTCAAAAACTTCGTGTTGAAACTCTACTGTTTCACCTTCTAATACTCCAACCTGCGATAATGCTTTAACATAATAATCATTATAATCCAATTCTTTTATTGATTTTAAAATTTTCACCTCATATGTATATTCTGAATTTACTGCAATAAGTCTTTTTATATCACCGTGCCGTTTTAAGAAATCAAAATCATCTTTTCCAAAAGATAAAACGTCTACATCGTCTGGATGGTTATGTGTAATTGTTGCACCTTTTAAATCAATATTTTCTATATATACATTGCTATCATCACCTTTAGAATAAAATACATTTCCATATCTGTCAATTATATAAGAATTTTCCGCTTTTTCATACCTTATCAGTTCGCTATATTCTTTTATTTTATTATCAGTTTTTGAAACGTCTATTTCATCTATCTTTTCTGCTTTACCTACACTATTTCCTTCTGAACCACTTCCCAAAGGTGCATCTTCTTCATCATCAAAAACTGGAACAATAGTACAACGACAATTCGCGTGCATAGGCGGGAAGTTTTTTCCCACAACAGCTTCCGCAAAATAGAATTGTTGTCCGTTTAATTTTTTACATTCTTCACTTGTTCTATTGTCTAAAGCTGCGCAATACTCATATTTCTTGCATCCTGCTTTTTCGTATGTATCAGCGGCGGCGGCGTTCTGAACGTAAGTCAATTCTGTTCTGACTAATCTACTAGCCTTGTATCTATCCTTATTCACCTTTTCTGTTATTTCAGTAATAATTTTTTCTTTTGATAAGCCACGCGCAACACAATCTGTTATCCCTTGTTCAAGCTGCGCCTGCATTACACTTTTATTTTTCCATACTCTGGAACTCCAATGTTTACCGTCTGGACACCATATCTTATCTATTGCCGCCTGCGCGCCATCTTCAAAACCAACAGAAAAGCCAGCTTGATTACTAACCATTTTTGAAGTTTTATTATACATTCCTAGTAAGGTTTTGTTATTAATTTTTATTTCATCTTCCCCTAGTTTTGTTAGTTGTTTATTAATCTTTCCCAAGAGTTCATAGAATTGATTATTTTTGTATAAATCATTAATTCTTATTTCATCCTCTGGCACGTCTAAGTTTGCATATAGTTTTTTTATGTCTTTTGCTATCTGTTCCCCAGTCTTCTTATATAATTCCGCCAGCTTCTTATCTGTAGCGGCTGCACTTCTATTGAAGTTTATATTATTCTGGCGGTTTACTCTGTCTACCCAGTAATTACTCATCTGAACCGCCGCCAAAAGAATACATATCAATATTTTCTGCTTTTTGTGCGGCAACCGCTTCCATTTCCGCATCAACGTCAGATACAAAAGGTAATAAGCTGATTAATGTGCGGTCAGATACCAAGCCGCGCAATCCATTAATTACGTTTATTGTTTCTGTATTATCTACTGGTAAGTTTCTAGTGAATTTAATCTGTACATCCTTGTACATATCGCCGCTAATCAATCCCATAACTGTATATAGTAATTCAATTCTTTTTTGAATTGCTTTTGTCATATTAGAAACAATAGCAGAAGAAGTATTTTCAAACCCTACCAATTTATAGCGCATTGCAATCCCGCTTGTAGCCATAAACTTATCATCATTGAAGTCTGGACTATTGCTAATAACGTGAATTGAATCATTAATGTTTTTTAACATATTTTCTATTTGTGTATCTGAAATACTCTTAGTTAAATACTCGGCACTGTCATTTTCATCTAACATCAATATTCTGTTTTCACGCATCGCCGCAGCTTCTTCTTCATCTATTCCAGTTCCTTTTAAAACTAAGTAAGCATCTGTAAAAGCTTGAAAATCATCAACTTCACTAGATAAAAGTTCATTGTAGGCATCTTGTAAACTCATTACCTTGTCAAAGATTGATTCTTGTTCATTGTTTAGCTTAAACACTACAAAAGGCACTTGCTGAAAATAATGCGGCTGTTCTTCCGCCACAACAGATAAAGAAGAAAAATTACCATTACTTTCATACTTTGTTACTGTTGATTCTGAATAAACTTCTACTATATATTTTATTTCTTCATTTTTCCAAGTTGGCTTCTTGTAATAACGAATCATATATAATAGTTCTTCCTCTAAAGTATCATCATAAACTGGTATACATTCTCTTGGGTCAATAGCCTTGAATCTCTGTTTTGCATCTTCATCAATATACACTATCTCGTAAGCTACCCCATAAATAAGCGCGTTCCTCAATAGAACACTATCAGCATTTTTAATGTCATTATAGTTAAATACATCAACTAAGGCGGTAATGTCATCATTGCTGTTGTATGTAATCGGTATGCCTACATTGTATCCCTCATAGTTGTTGACAATAGAATAGCAATAGTTCTTTACTATCTTATTGCAAGGCTTGCTTTCATCTTTATAACTTTTATTAATTATGTTCTGTTTTCCCTCATAATAATTAAAATACTTAGAAAGTTTCACTTTCTCTTTTAACTCAAAGCTTTGAATAATTCTTGATATTATATCAACAGTCAAAGCCTCATTTTTATTAATGTTATACATTGTCTACTCCTTTTTCTATAAGCCTAAAAGTGCTTTGTCCATTGTCTTAACTTTGTGTCCCATACATTGTAAACTGTACCTTAACGCGTCAATGCAATGGTTGTATTTGTCAATCGGCTTATTAATATATTCATTAGTCTTTTTATCCTTTTCCCAACAGTAATTTTTAAGTTCTTCTATTAAGGCGGCAGCGCCGCTAGGGTGTACTATAATCTGGTACTGTTGTAGCTTTTGGATTCCCTGCAAAATACTCCCTTGTCCCTTTGTGGCGGGTTTTATTCTGCTTATTCC